GCAGGTCATACCGGATACAACAGCACAGATATTCTGGCTGAAGAACAGGCGGCCTGATAAATGGCGGGACAAGCAGCTCGAAGTGAACAGCACCGGCGATCAGGAAGCGTTGTCCAGTCTGTATGACGCGCTGGAGGAACCAGATGAGGATCACGAAACTATCTAAAAAGCAAAAATGCCTCATGAAGTGGGCCTTTATGGAGGACACCCGGAACCAATTCAAGGCTATTGTCTGCGACGGGGCGGTACGTTCAGGGAAAACGGTGTGCATGGTGACCGCCTTTCTCCTGTGGGCACAGCGCTACTTTGATGGCCAGAACTTCGGCATCTGCGGCAAGACGGTGGCCAGCGCAGAACGAAATATCATTCTGCCAGCCCAGGACAGCGACGACCTGCGGGCATTTTTTAAGCTGGCCTATCGGAAGATCGATCATGTGCTGGTTGTCAAAGGGAACGGACACGAGAATCGCTTTTATGTATTTGGTGGCAAGGACGAGAGCAGCTACGCGTTGGTCCAGGGCATCACACTGGCTGGCGTCCTGCTGGATGAAGTGGCACTTATGCCAAAATCCTTTGTGGATCAGGCGATTGCCAGAACCCTGTCCATCCCGTCATCCAAGCTGTGGTTTAACTGCAACCCGGAGTCGCCGGGCCACTGGTTTTACAAAGAGTGGGTGCAGAGACCGGAAGAAAAGAACGCGCTGCATCTCCATTTCCGGATGGAGGACAACCCGATCATGACCCCGGAGGCCATTGCGGACGCGGAGCGCATGTACACCGGTGTGTTCTATGACCGGTATATCCTGGGACTGTGGGTGGCGGCGGAGGGCCGGATTTACGATTGCTTTGATCCTGCCCAACATATTCTGGCTGAACTTCCCGAGCTGGCTGGAAGCTGCTATGTCAGTTGTGACTACGGAACCCAGAATGCAACTGTATTTCTGCTCTGGCAGAGAGAACGTGGTTCAGAACGGTGGATATGTCTCCGGGAGTATTACTACAGCGGCAGGGAGAAAAAGCGCCAGAAAACGGATAAGGAATTTGCTGCCGATCTTGGCAGGTGGCTGGACGGAGTCTCCCCAAGGTCAATCGTAGTAGACCCGTCAGCTGCCTCCTTTATTGCGGAATTGCGGCAGGCAGGTTATGCCGTACAGAAAGCGGATAACGAGGTATTGGACGGCATCCGCCTGGTATCTGCCCGGCTGCAGGCCGGTGAGCTGTTGTTTTCCGATGTCTGCCGCCATACGGCGGATGAGTTCCAGTCGTATGTCTGGGATGAGAAAGCGGCAGAGCATGGGGAGGACAGGCCGGTAAAGGTGAATGACCACTGCATGGATGCTGTGCGTTACTTTGTCAACACCATTCTGGGGCGAGAGGTGGTCTGTGTTGGCCGTCGGCCCGGGAGCATGTGAGGTGAGAGCATGATTTGTTATATTGACCGGACAGAGGTTCCGGATGTAGAACATATTGCGGCCAATGTGCTGCAGTATCTGATTGCGAGAGCGGAACAGGCAAACCGGCGCTACACAAAACTGGAGCGGTATTACCGTGGGAACCACGATATTTTTAATGGCAAACCGAAGCAGGATGAAGTGCGGGTGGCAGTGAACTATGCCAAGTATATTACTGATATCACCATGGGCTACTATCTTGGGGAGCCTGTGAAATATGATGCGAACCGGCGGAGAGAGGCCGGTGAGCGGATGGTAGCTGCGGTGGGCGCGGAAACCGGCGAAGCCGGTTTGAATACGGCGGAGCGGACAATTGATATTTCCGCCGTACAGAACGCCTATGATGCTCAACAGATCAGCCAGATTGATTCCGATATCGGGAAGGGAATGGGCGTCATGGGGGACTGTCTGGAACTGTGCTATGCCTCGGATGACGAAGTGCCCATGCCGAGTTCTGCGTACATTGACCCGCGCAACGGGATTTTGGTTTGTGACGCCTCGGTGGCGCACAAGAAACTGTTTGCTGTGGTGTGGGAGCGGAGAGAGACCACGACAGGCGGTGAGTATTATTTTGCTTCCATTTACACGGACCAGACAGTAAAGGACTACCGCTGCGATAATCTGAACGGCGCTGCGTTTGTACAGGTGGGAGAGACGCGGGAGCACTTCTTTGGTGCTGTTCCCGTAATTGCCTATGAAAACAACCGGGAGCGGCAGGGGGATTTTGAACAGATCATCAGTCTCATCGACGCCTACAACGAGTTGATGAGCAGCCGGCTCACGGACAAGAAAAAGTTTGTGGACGCCCTGCTGGTGTTCTTCGGCATGACACTCCGGGACGGGGACGAGGACAAGCTGGCCAGGGAGAAATTTCTGGACGGCGCTCCGCTGGATGCGAAAGTGGAGTACATCCAGAAGACCTTTGAGGAGAACAGTGTCCAGGTGCTGGCCGATGCCCTGGTGCGTGAAATGCACAAAATGACGATGACCGTGGATATGTCAGATGAGAACTTTTCCGGAAACGCCAGCGGGCAGGCGCTGAAGCTGAAACTGCTGACCATGAACCTGCTGGTAAAGAACAAGATGCGGCGTATGGAGAAGGGGCTCAAAGAGCGGTTCAGTTTATACAATCACTGGCTGAACCTCCGGGGAGACATGGACCTGGTGGGGGTCAATGATATTGACGTGGTGTTTACGGTGGCGCTTCCCATCAACGAGTCGGAGGTTGTGCAGATGGTCACCAGCCTCCAGGGAATTGTGGATGACCAGACCCTGCTCAGCCAGCTGTGGTTTGTCCGGGACCCGGCGGAGGCTGCCGACGCCATCCGCAGGCAAAAGGATGAAAATGCCCAGCGCTACGGTGTTCCTGTGGAGTCTTCGGAGCTGGATGCAGAGGACGGAGCGGACCAGGCGCAGGAAGCCGGTGCCCGGCAGCGTAAGATTTGATTTGGCAGATGATGAGTTTGGATCAAATCACCAAAATTGGCGGGGACTACTGGGAAAAGCGGGCCCTGAAGCTGGAGCTGCTGACACAGGAAAAAGCCAGTGACACGGTGAAAGCAGTGTGCCGGAATTACAACCAGGTCCAGCGTAATATCGTGGACCAGATTGAGAAAATCTTTTCCCGCTATGTCAATCACAACGAGGCCCTGAACGAGGAGAAGGCGCTCCGGCTCCTGAGTGAGAAGCAGACGGAGGAATGCCGGCAGAAGCTGCTGGAGCTGTACAACAGCACAGATGATCCCAGGCTGCGGGCGGAAATCCGCGCAAGGCTGGAAGCGCCAGCCTATGCCAACCGGATCAGCGGCCTCCAGGCGCTCCGGGACCGCATTTACACGGACTGCCGGATGCTGGGGCTGGTCGAGGTCGAACTGGTGCGGGACCGTCTGATGGATGTGCTGGAGCAGTCCTATTACCGGCAGACCTTTGACATCCAGCAGGGTGTGGGCCTGTACTACGACTTTTCCCGCTTGGACAACCGGCAGATGCAGGCCATTATCGCCCAGAAATGGGAGGGCGGAAATTATTCCAGCCGGATCTGGAACAACAACCGTCAGTTCGCCGAGGCGGTAGAGCACACCGTAGCCTCTGGCATCCTGTCCGGTCAGAGCTTTCGGGATATGTCGGACAACCTGCGGCACATTGTTGGGGAGGATGACAGCGAGGGCGCCAAGTACAAGTCCATGCGGCTGATCCGGACCGAGTGCAATCACATTGCCACCCAGGGGCAAATGCTGGGCTATGAGGCTGGCGGGATTGAGTGGTATTTATTTTTGGCCACGCTGGATCTGGTGACGTCGGAGATCTGCCGATCCCTGGACATGAAGCGATTTCCCGTGTCTGAGGCGAAAGCTGGTGTCAATCGACCGCCCATGCACCCGCACTGTCGAAGCACCACCATGCCGGAAGTTGACATGGAGGTGCTGGCTAAAATCAAGCGTGCGGCGCGGGACCCGGTCACGCATAAAAGCATTACGGTGCCCGGGGATATGTCCTACGCTGAATGGTACAGGCAGTACGTACAGGGAAACCGGGATGCGGAGGACAACGAGAAGAAGGTCAGGAACAGGCAGTCGGACAAAAAGCTGTTTGAGCAGTACCGTGCTGTGCTGGGGGATCACGCCCCGAAATCACTTGTCTCCTTCCAACGAATGAAGTATAATGAGCCTGAGAAGTGGGAGTTTGCGAAGCTGGACTATGCCCGACGCAACAAACTTAAAAATCATCCAGAAATCGCGCTGCCGAATGCGGAAAACGCCGTTGCGCCAGAGCCTAAATTTACAAAGTATCTGTTTAATCCGGAAAATCAGAAAGGATATCCAAAAGGGAACGCGTTTACAAGCCGCTTGGGTTATGGGCCTGATAATTGGAGCAGTTTGCAGGAAGAAATTGTGCGTGGCGCAAAGGAATATCCAGCGACCTTTAAAGGCAACAACGGCTTCGGTGATCTATATGAACAAAAAATGGTTCTGTATGGAAAGAATAGAATACCCGCTAATGTCATAGTTGGGTGGATTCAGCGGCTGGATAGGTCGGTAAGTATGACGTCGGCGTATATCAAAGAGGTGAAAAAGAATGAAGATTGAACCGTATTGCACCGTACTTCTGAAGGATGGACGGGAAGCAAGCATTGTAGAAATATTCAGTAATACGGATTTTTTGGCCGATGTTGGAGATGGCCCTGAGGACTGGGAAACGATCCCGATTACTTTAGACGATATTGAACATGTAATTAAGTAAACCACCAAGCTGCGGCAAGGTGGTTTTCTTATGCTAAAATTGAACTGCTAGGCGCTGTGCATAAGCATAGTGCTATTTTTATGCTCTAAAATCAGCAGAAAGGATTGATCTGTATGTTGGTAGAAGTTATGAAGATGGGAAAAGTTGAACGCGCTACAGTTACAAGCCTGGATGTAGCGGAAACATTCGGAAAAGAACACAAAAATGTGCTCCGCGATATCGAGAATCTGGGGTGCTCCACTGATTTTAATCGGCTCAATTTTGAGCCGATCTCCTACACGGACTCAATGAACCGGAAACAGAAGGCTTACGCTATGACCCGGGATGGCTTCACGCTGCTGGTTATGGGGTACACCGGAGATCTGGCAATGATGTTCAAAGAGGCCTATATTAAGCAGTTCAACGCCATGGAGGCTGCGCTGCAAGGGAAGCTGATTGAGCGCCAAAAGGGCATTGCCGTCCGTCAGGCGCTTACCAAAGCGTTGCAGCAGTCCACAGAAAATGAACGGATGCACGGGCACGCTTATTCGACCTATACCAACTGCATTTACAGGGTGCTGTTTGGCATGAGTGCGAAGCAGCTGCGGGAGAGGTACGGAATTGGTGCAAAGAATGACTTGCGAGACTGTTTCACGGCGGAAGAACTTGCAGCAGTACAGTCGATGGAGCGCCTTGTAAGCGGCTTGGTGGACTGCGGATGGGAATACAGTGCAATCAAATCGTTTATCGAACAGAACAACATGAATAAGCTGACGGCTTAACACTTCAATTTTGTTGATTCTAGCGCGTTGCGAAAGCACCGTGCTTTTTTCATACCCATTTGACCGCCTGCGGGCGGTCGATACTGCAACGGGCCGGGCGAAGTGAACGGCCTGGGGCGCTAAAAACAGGAGGCTAAGATTATGGCAGAAGAAAAGATGGAACAGGTTCAGATGGAGACAACCGGGGGCGATCAGAACCCGGCTGGAGGCGCCGAACCTTCCAACACCGAACCGAAGCAGCTCCCCAGCTTTGATGCGCTGCTCAGCGGCAATAAGGAGTACCAGTCCGCCTTTGACCGCAAGGTCAGCCAGGCGCTGACTACCGCGCGGGAAAAGTGGGAGCGGCAGCACCAGGAGGATCTGGATGAGGCCACAAAGCTGGAGAAAATGAACGAGACCCAGCGAAAGGAGTACCAGCTCAAGAAGGACCGGGCCGCACTGGAGGCGGAACGGGCTGAGTTTGCCCGTCAGCGCCTGCAGGTGTCTGTGGGTGCGGAGCTGCAAAGGCGTGGGCTCAGCGCTAATTTTGCGCCGTACCTGACCGGAGAGGATTCGGAGTCCAGTCAGGCGGCGATTGAAGCCTTTGAGGGCCTGTGGAAAGCGTCTTTGGCCGCAGCAGTCAATGACCGGATGCGGTCGGATATGCCGCCCAAGGACCCGAACCACGCTGTGGACTACAGCAACATGAGCGACGAGGAATACTACGCCGCTACGATGAAGAAAAAGGAGTAATGCGATATGGCAAACACGTTTATTACCATTCAGGAGATCGCGCGGAATGTCCTGCCGAGATTGATTGAGAACCTGGTGTTTCCCAACCTGGTGCACAAGGACTTTTCCAACGACTTCTCCCGCAGCCTGGGGGACACCATTCAGGTGCGCAAGCCGGTGGTTCTGGAGGCTAGGGAGTTTGACCAGTCCGTCGGAACAACCGCACAGGATATCAAAGAGACCTCGGTTCCCGTGACCCTGAACAAAATTGCGACGGTGGACGTGGAGATCACCGCCATTCAGGGGGCCACCAACATCAACGACCTGAACCGTCAGTTCCTGGAGCCTGCGGCGGTGGCCCTGGCGCAGAAGATCAACGCTGACGGTCTGGAGCTGTACCGGGACATCCCGTACATTGGCGGCACTGCCGGAACCACCCCTGGCAGTCTGTCCGATCTGGCGAACGTGCGCAAGCTGCTCAACGCCAACAAGGTGCCGGTGTCTCCCAGGTATGCCCTGTGGGACACGGAGGCGGACGCCAAACTGGTAACCATCCCCGCTGTCGTCAACGCGGAGAAATCCGGCTCTAATCAGGCGCTCCGGGAGGGTGCTCTCGGACGGGTGATGGGCCTGGATAACTACATGAGTCAGGCGGTCAAACAGCACACCACCGGCATTACTGCCGCCGCTGCCGTCAAGGTCAATGGCGCGGTGACCGCAGGTGCCACCTCTCTTGCCATTGACGGTACCACGCTGACCGGCAAGCTGGTGAAGGGGGACGTGCTGACGATTGACGGAAAGTCCTATGTGGTCACGGAAGATACGGCAGACGCTGCATCCAACGCTATCGCCGCAGTCAAGGTCTATCCCGCCCTGGCGGACATCAAGGATAATGCGGATGTGACTCTGGCAGGGAGCCACACGGCAAACCTTGGGTTCCACCCCTCCGCTTTTGCCTTTGTCACCCGCCCGCTGGTCAATCCCTCTGGTGTGGAGTCCTATGTGACCTCCTACAACGGCGTGTCCCTTCGCGTTGTAAAGGGCTACAACATGACCTATAAGAAGGAGACTCTGTCCATGGATGTGCTGTACGGCTACAAAACCATGTACCCGGAACTAGCGGTCCGGTACATGGGCTGACGTGAAAAAGGAGGCGGCCCCGATGACGGTTGAGATGCTGGAAGCGGCAAAGGAGAAGCTGATCCGGAAGCTGTCAATCGCGGCTCCGGACAGTGAGACAGAGGCGCTGCTGGAAGATGCGCTGGAGGATGCGGAGTGTGCGCTCCTGCTGTATCTTCGCTGGGACGAGGTAACCACAGCCCTGCTTCCCAAGGTGGTGGAGCTGGCTTCGCTGTATTACCAGAGGAGCATCGGCCGGGCCGCCTCCGGCGCCCTGAAATCCTGGTCATACAGTGAGAACCAGGTCAGCCAGAGTGAGAGCTATTTGGATGCGGCGGACTATGCCGCGGCAGAACAGGCGCTTCTGGACAGCCTGGCGCAGTATCGGGAGGTGCGGATTCGATGAGACAGACGCCGCTTTCCTGGCGCAGAGCGTGGCAGCTGCACCGGGCCATTTCCGCTGCAGACAGTCGTGGCGATCCCATTCGTGCCTACAACATGGATGTGCCGGACTATACAGGCGCTGCCGGCTCCCCGGGCGGCGTGTGCTGGCAGATTGATGGTGCGGAACATACGGTGCAGACCTGCGGGGAGCGGGCGGACGGTACTGCGTCCTTTGTCCTGTACGATGATGCCTTGGAGATTGCACCCTTCGACCGCTGTGTGTTCGGCGGTGGCACCTGGGAAGTAAAGACGGTGACGGAGTGGCCGCATCATCGGCTGGTGAGGCTGGAGAGGGTGAACTGAGTGGAGGACTACAAGAAAGAGATGTCCGCATTCCAGGCGCAGTTAAAAAGATCTCCGGAACAGCTGATGGGCAGTCTGATTCAAAAGGCAAACCGGCATGCAGAGGCGCTGGCTGGAGCGGTCAGAGCGGGAACACCGGTTGGCGAGGTGGCCGGAGGACGCACACGTCAGAGCATCCAGGGGTTTGTGCGCGTAGAGGGTGACACGCTGACCGGAGGAGCGCGGTCGGACTATCCGGTGGCGTGGTTTCAGGAGTTCGGAACAGGACCGGTGGCGTCAGCTGCGGGCTATCCGGGCGACACACAGGTCCCGCATGTGCAGGAGGGCTGGTGGTGGCCATCCGGAGAGGAAGGGCAGCGGATCAAGGCGGAACGACATGGCGGAGAGCCGGAGGACTACAGCGAATTTACCTACACCGAGGGGCAGCCGCCTAAGGCAATGTTCCACAATGCGATAGAGGCTTATGGGGACAAAATCGCCGAGGACTTTGGCGAAACCGTAATGGAGGTGTTTCTGGAATGAGTGTACGTTATCCGGATATGGTTGACGCTGTCCCACAGATCCGGAAGGCCTTAGCCGGCCTGCGCACCAGTCTCTCCTACACTGTGTCCGAGCAGTGGCCCCGTACGGTCATTACCGGGAACCTGATCACGGTAACAGAGATCACCAACGCCGGGACAGACCTGGCCTGTGTGGACCGTGTTGCCTATCAGATTGACGTGTGGTCGCCGGACGCAGACCCTGTGCGGGAACTGGTTCCACTGGTGAACGGTGCGATGCTCTCCATCGGGTTCCGCAGGCAGGCGGCGGAACAGCTGGACCGGCTGAGCGAAAACGGCGGTTATTACCGCAAAGCATTGAGATTTGGCCGCAGGGTGGATAAACGTACCATGCGGCTGATTGACTGAAAGGAATGATCATTTATGGCAACACAGGGACTTTCTTCGATTGGGATTGAGGTAACTGTCGATTCCACTGAAATGAACTATGTAACGGAAATTGGTGACATCGGCGGCACGCCGTCCGACCTGGACGCCACCTGCCTGAAGGACACGATGAAGAAAAACGTGCCCGGTGTGCAGGACACAAAGGCGTTTGAGATCACCTACCTCTTCGACAACAGCGCTGCGGATTCCGACTACCGGACCCTGAAAGCGCTGCAGACAGCAGGTGGTATCGTGCCGGTAAAGGTGACGTTTCCTGACGGAACCGAGTTTTCCACCACGGGCTATGTCACGACCTACGTGTCCGGTGTGAAGGTGGACGAGCTGGTCAGCGCAAAGTTGGTTGTCAGCCTCCAGAGCGACTGGACCGTGAAAAATCCCGCTGACGGAAGCTGATCGCAGAGGCAGCGAGCTAAGCACAGAAACGGGGCGGCCCTGTGCCGCCTCTCACGTTAAGATAACGGAGGGTTACTATGAGAACTTATGACAGAACTTTGGACGGCAAACAGTACAGCTTTCGCCTGACCGCCCTGGCGCAGAAGGAGATGGAGCGGAAATTCAAGGCACCTGCAATGCAGATCATGTTTCAGGCAGTGGACGACATCGAAAAGATGACCTATCTGCTGGGCGTGGCGGCAAATTACAAAGGAAACGACAATCCCACCACAGACGGGGACGACATCTATAATCTGCTGGTGGATGACGGCGTCTGTGGGCAGGACGGATTCTTTGAGGTGGCCTGCAAAATCGCCATTGCCTCCGGCATTATGAGCGAGGACTTTGCCGGCAAGACGGTCGAGGCAATCAAAAAGGAACTCGACAGTATTATCAGCAGCATCGGTGAAGGGAAGGACCCTACGAAAGCCGTGGAGGCGATGGCGGAACAGTTCTGACGCTGGATGAGGTTGTACAGGAGGGCATCATTGCCGGTATACCTGCAATCGAAGTCTGGGACTGGACGTTTGGGGAGATCATGGAGCAGGTCCGGGCCAATGGAGAACGCCGGCGCAGAGAAGGTCAGTTTCTGGCCAGCGTTGCAGCCGGAGAAGCTGTCATGATCGCCAGTCAGTTTTCCAAAGATGCGCATCCGGAAATATGGGAGGCGTTCCCGTTCTGGACGGATGAGGAGGTGCGGTCCCTCAGAGTAGAGAAGTATCGCAGGATCATGGATAAGTATGTCGCCGTTGGAGGTGGAAAGCATGCCTGAAAAAGCGACGGTCATCAAGGAAATACAGTCGAGATTTACGGCGAATATTACGGATTATCGTAAGAAAGTAGAGCAGCTGTCTGGGCTGGTGGCCAACATGACCAAAAATCTGGACGCAGTGCAGCGTACGGCGGCGTCCGCTATGAAATCGCCCTCTGAAAGCACGCAGAAGCTGGGCCGGGCGCTGGATGCCACTGTCCGAAAGCTTCAGGGGCAGAAGGAGAAGTTTGATGGTCTGACCAAATCCGGGGAGCGGACCGCTCAGCAGATGGAGCAGCTCAGCCAGAAGCTGGCCGGGATGTCCAGCGCCTACCACGCAATCCAGGCAGCGGCGGATACTATCGACTTGTCTACACCTATCCAAAAGCAGGCGGACGCGGCAAAGGTGGCTGTAGAACAAATCGATGTAAAAATAGAGGGCCTCGCCGCGGCGTTGAAGAGTGCCGGGCAAAACAAATTCGTATTTCTTGATAGCGGGGAAATGCTGAGCATCGATCAGGCCCGGGCGCGGTTGGAACAACTGGCGCAGTCTGGAGTAGAGGCTGCCGGTAAGCTGGATCAGCTTCAGGAGGCAATTCAGTCCATTGGGACAGAAAACCTTGGGTACGCCAGCGCAAAAGGCTTGGAACAGCTCAAATCCAGGATTGAAGCCACCACATCAAAGCTGGGGAGCCTTGGGGACAAGATGTCCGGCACAGCTACAAAGGCGGAGCATCTGGCCGGCAGTATGCGGGAGACAAAGGAAAAGCTGGACCAGCAGTCCGAGAGTCTGAGCAAATCATCCCGGCGGTTTGATGCGCTGAAAAATGCTGTGGGTCGCTTTGCATCTTCAGCGGGAAACGGCCTGTCCACCGTCCGAAACCGGATTGCCGGAATTGGCGCCAGTGCCAGCGGCAGCACAAGCAGGGTGGAGCGGCTGCTGCGGTCTATCCGGCGTATCTCTTTGGCCAGTCTTGCGCTGCGGGTGGTGCGCCCCATCTTCGGGGAGCTGACCAGCTGTGTCAACCGGTATATGGAGCAGAATGCGGCGGCTGCGGCGTCTATTGAACGACTGAGGAACGGCCTCACCAACGCACTGGCCCCCGCTATTAACGTAGTAATTAACCTGTTAAACCAGATCATGCCGTACCTGATCGGAATTGCGGACGCCGTTGCATCCCTGATTACGAATATCTTTGGAACGGGGTGGACTACGGTGTCTACCGGAGGTGCTGCTGCTGCTGACAGTGTGGCGGATAGTGCGGGGAAGGCCTCGGACAAAGTGGATGATCTGACTGATTCCACAAAGGATGCCGCTGATGCCCAGGAGAAGTACAACAAGCTCATTGCCGGATTTGATGAGATCACCAAGTTGGAAGAACAGCCGTCAGCCGCAGGCGGCAGCGATGGATCCGGCGACGGATCTGGCGGGTCCGGCGGAGGTTCCGGAGGCGCTACTCAGACTACCGCTCCTGGTACAGAAGGAATTGCCGGGAAATTGCCGGAGTGGCTTGAAGAACTCGAGGAAAAACTGGCAGGTATTTGGGAAGTGTTTCAGGAGGCTTGGTCAGAAAAAGGAGAGGCAGTTGTCGAAGCGGCAAAGGCAGCACTTGCAGCAGTTGGTGATGCCGCTAAGGACGTTGGAAACACTTTTTATGATGTTTTTACGGATGGAACAGGGCTTACCTGGGTAGAAAGCTGCCTTGATCTGCTCAAGTCTATGCTAAATGTTGTTGAATCTATTGCGACGACATTCAAAGAGGCTTGGGATGCCGATGGAACAGGACGAAAGAATGTTACTGCGCTGTTCGATATGTTGACAGACATCAATGAACTTGTAGCGAGTATCTTAGACTCGTTTGCCAGAGTTTGGGATGAGAGCGGAGTTGGGAAACAGATCTGGAAAGACATACTCGACACAATCACCGGGATATATGACACCGTTGGAAACCTAGCCAGCTCCATACAAAATGCTTGGGATAAAGCAGGAACAGGAGACGCAATCTGGGGCGGGATACTCTCCATATTGGAAGATATTACAGGATTCTTGTCTGATATCGCACAGGCTACCGCTGATTGGGCGGATAGTCTGGATTTTGAGCCGTTACTAACATCAATCAAAGATGTGATAGAAAAGATAGAACCTGTTGTGTCCAGACTTGCAGACGCGGCGGAAAGAATTTACGAGGACTTTATTTTACCGTTTGGGAGTTTCGTAATAGAGGAGGCAATCCCGTTTGCACTCGAAAGAATTGCGGACGCGTTAGAAGCGATATCTAAAATTGATTCTGATGTGGTAGAAGGAGTACTAGCTGGGATCGCAGCTGGTATAGGGGCTATTGCAGCGATAAAAGGGCTGGCTACTGTCGTTAGCGCTGTCTCCGATTTTGCAGCTGCAGCATCTACAGTAGTTGACATAGCGACTAGCGCAGATGGAATCAAAGATAAACTTAAACAGCTTGGCGAGCTGTTTTTTGGCAGCGATGATGATACAGAAAAAACGGTAAATGTAAAATTCGTCAATAAAGATGGAATAACGCTCACAGATCTTATTGGAGATAAGCTCGAAGCTACGGTGTTATTTGAAAAAGCATTTGGGCAGACACTCTCTAAAATAATTGGTGGGGACTCCATGGACGCTACAGTTACGTTTAAAAAAGCGTATGGTCAGACGCTGTCAAAGCTGATAGGGAGTTCCTGTTCTGCAACAGTTACATTTAAGAAAAAATCTGGGCAATCGCTTTCAAAGTTGATTGGATCCGGATGTAGCGCTACAGTTACCTTCAAAAAGAAAAAAGGGCAAACATTATCTAAATTGATTGGTTCATCCGTAACGGTAACAGTGAACCTCAAAAAGGGAAGAGGCGTTACTTTCAGAAGTTCTTTTGGTGGTGGTCGTGGTGGAAGCTTCAGCGCATTTGGAGGAGGACATGGGTCGACAATTCACTGGGGCGCAAAAGGCGGCATTATGTCTGGCGCACAAATATTTGGTGCTGCTGGCAATACTCTGCTTGGCGGTGGTGAAGCTGGGCGAGAAGCCTTGTTGCCGCTGGATCGCAACACAGAGTGGATGGACAAGATTGCAGAAAAGGTCGTCAATCAAATGTACGCTGTCCGGACTCCTGTTACCAGTGTGCACGCATCCTATCCTGGCAACCAAAGTGACTTGTCCGAACTTGTTGTACTGCTGAGGGAGCTGCGTTCTGACGTGGCTGCCATAAAGCAGGGAGAAAAGAAGCTGTCTGTGACGGTTCAAAATAATCTGGACGGGCAGAAGCTTGCCGACAATACGGTGACCAGAATCATTCAGCAGACACGTGCCACCGGCGTCAACCCGCTGAGCGCCTACATCTGATCGGAGGTGGAGTATGGCGAATATTACCGTCAGTGATCTGTATATCAACGGTGTCAAGATGCCGGATCCAGCTTTGGAGGGTGTAACCATAAGCCGGGAAAAAATCTGGTCTGAGAACACGGGGCGAACGGCGTCTGGAAAGATGGCTGGCACGATCATTGGCATAAAGTCAAAAATTTCTATCAAGTGGCCAGTGCTGACGCCGGCCCAGGTAGCGACAATCGAAGGGGCTGTGTCCGATCCGGACAGCCCCTTTGTGCCGGTCAAATACACCGATGCCACCGGAACCACGGTGACGAAAACAATGTACTTTGGCACACCCAGCTACACCGTTTACTCCTGGGCAAACGGGAAGCAATATATCAAAGATGTCAGCGTAGATGGCATTGAGCAGTAGGGAGGCGAAAATTTATGTATAACGTATCGACGGCCCTTTCGGCGGCACTGGCCAGACAGAGGTTGTATATGCGTGTGACCTGTGGTGCTGTCACTCTGGATGCGGACCGGGTGACCAACTGCAACTACAGTGCGTCTTGCGGCGGTGGAGACAGCATGTCGATTGGCGGCGTAACGGCTGCTGCTGTTACCCTGACCATCAAGGAGCGGGTGGAACTGCTGAATCAGACAATTGCGGTTGAGGTGGGAGCGCTAGTGTCCGAGACGGTGCAGTATATCCCGCTTGGTACTTTTACCATTACAGAGTGCCAGCAGGGTGAAGATCACACTTCTGTTACCGGCTACGACGCTGTTTATTGTTGCATGGGAATTGACTATGTTCCGACGGCGGTGTCCGGCGCTACAGTGGCTGCGGTGCTGGAGGATATTGCGGGCCAGTGTGGACTGACATTGGCTGAACTGCCCGCTGCTGCCTCGACCACTGTGGTCACCGGAGACCTGACCGGGCACACATGTCGGGAGATGGCCGGCTTTGTGGCGGCGCTGGTTGGATGTAATGTTCTGATTAACCGGGAAAGCAAACTGGTTCTGCGGTGGTTTACGGACAGTGGTTATGCGGCGACTGCAGATGACTACTATGACGGCGGGCTTGCGCTGAACGGCGCAGATACGTTGGCCTGCATTGCCTGTACCGTTACAACGAAAACGACCACTACGGAGGAAGATGGTACGGTCTCAGAGTCGGAAGAGAGTCAGACGTTGTCAGCTGGCGGAACGGGAAGTGGAATTTCTTTTGAGAATCCGTATATGACCCAGTCTGTTCTGGATGCCGTGTGGGCGAGCATTGGCGGTCTGTCGTATGAAACAGGCAGCTGCAATCTGGTTGGCGGGCTTCTGCTGGAGCCGGGTGATTTCATCACTGTAACCGACGTCTCCGGCGTATCGCATACCATCCCGGTTATGTCGTTGGCTCTGACCATTGATGGCGGGTGCAGGGCAACTGTGTCTGCCACCGGTGAAAGCAGTACGAATAGCGCGGCGAATTTTACCGGCAGCCTGTCCGGCGCGATCCAACAGGTTGTGGCGGATGTTGCAAAGATCAAGAATCTGAGTGCGGAAAACATTGCTGCGGTGAAAGCTAAGATTGAAAACCTGTATGCGGACCAGGCGTTTGTCAACAGCCTGTTTGCCCAGGACATCACCGCCACCGGCACCATCAGCGGCTTGAAGCTGCGGGGTGAGTCAATCGACATTTCGTCAGAGTACGTTTACGACGTGACCTGGAGCGACCCGGACGGCACCTCTATGTACATGGGGCAGGAGGCGGCATCCAGCGTATTAAAGACGGGGTTCGAGATAGAGGGCGCTGCGGGGAACAACTACCTCAACTACTGGACACAGATAAAAAACACCTACACGAAGGTGAACGGCGACATTTATACGGCTGAGATCATGATGGAAGCTGGCGACGTCCGTATCACTGGAAACGGCCTGACCTTCCAGTCGGAGACGCCGATCGTAGTGC